CCTCAGCCTCTTCAACCTCAGTCTCAGCGGCTTCAACAGAATCTGCCTTTTCGGCAACTTCCTCTTCCACTGCGTCTTCAGTTTCGGCATCTGCCTCTGGAGCGACCTCTACCTCTTCAACGATCTCATCAGACTTCTCTGTGATCTCTTCTGTTGTTTTGGTCATAGGATTTACCTCCTCTGTCATCTTAGAAAGATTCGTGCCTTTGGCACTATCAACTAAGAACTTAATCATGTCAGTTTTTTCGGCATCTGTTTTTTCTACAAAACCAATGTTTTGCATCGATGACCCTGACACTGGGTGACTCTCAGATTCATCATCGGACAGTATGACCAGTCCAGACTCTGAATCCCAGAACACATTTTCTAAATCAGCAACACCATCGCCCTTAAGGACTTCGTTGTCAGCCAACTTCTCAATTGAGATAATGTTAGCAAACTGATTTGCGGGGGAATCCACAAGAGAAAGTTCTACCAAGTCATATTCTTTAATGACACGAACCTGTGTGTCAACCTTCTCGTCGTATGCATCATCCCACTTTAACATCTTTCCACCAATTGAAAAACCTGTGTAGGTGCCATCCAGGACCTTTTCCCAAGTATCCTGAGCACCCTTAGAGACATATGCAGAGACATAAACACCACTATAAAACTTCTTAGTCTCTGGATCAAAGTACTTGTCCTGTTTGAATGAGACCATTTTTCCTACTGCGGAGGGCTGGTGCATCTCACGGATGTTCCCTCGAAATCTTGAAAAAGCATCTAGAGATGCTTCAGTAGTGACAATATCGTTTTGCTTGTCTACGTTGTCTAGCGTAGCAAAGCCAGAAACCGTTCGCCTGTCTTTATCAACTTTTGCAAACGGCATTGATAGGCGAACAGCGTCGCCTTCTGTATCCCAATGGGCCTTCATAATAGTCATACTAACTCCATTATATAACCTTTTTATAACATTGTCAAAAAAACAACGTTATTCTGAAGCAGAGCCTTCACCTTGCGGATTGCGCCCTGAAATCGTGGCTGGTCCATCGGACTGATTGTTTGCTCTCTCTGCATCCCGTGCTCTATTCTGAGCAGTGTTTGCCCTCATGTCCGTAGCTTGACGAGAGGACATCTCAAATGGATCATCACCATCTGGTCTTTGTGGCAAGCCAAGCTGTTCACGGGCCTCGTTAGGCGTCATGACCTGAGTCTTTATATACCGCTCCAGAATTTGCGACTGTGCAATCTCATCTGTCAGGGTCAGCTCATTAAACTTTAATTCAAGAATGTCTGTGCGTTCTTTAACAACTCGGTTAAGAATTTTTTCAATATTCTTTTGTGCTGGACGGGCCACTTGCTCTTTAAAGGTTCTGTCTTGTGCCAAGGCAGAGGCAATGGCAGAGGAATCGCCACCACCAATCTTAGACAACGGTACCTGGTGGGCAATGAGAATTTCATCACGGTTCTGTTTGCGATACTCCTTGAATGAGGCTTCTTGCACCCCATTCTCAATTGGCTCCATCTTAAATTCTACCTTGTTGTTTTCTGTATCGCCAGGAAGGGGGATGTACAGGGTTCTGTGAGACTGCCCTTTAAGGCTTGTCTGGAGGAACCTAAACATCTTGTCTTCTGCGTCAGATGACAGCTTTGCACCCTTGAGTGTTACGATGTAGCGTGGCACACCCTTGTTTCCAAAGTAGTCAATGTTGTACTGTGAGGCTAGCTGATCTCCGTGCAAAGAAGCAACGGCAGACATAATATCAGGAACGCCATAGAATGTATTTAGTGGAGAGTATTCTTTGTAGTGAATAATTTCATTTGGTCGTGTATCCGTTGTGATTGGGTTTTGATTTTTTGCCCCGAAGTTTCTAAAATAAACAACCTTGCTTCCAATTATCTGTACGTACCCGTCACGCAATCTACGCACGCGCATTGTAGTCGATGGGATATGTCCGATGTAGCCAATCTCGCCCTTAGTAGTTCTTCCAATTTCTAGGTATCCGTTTCCTGTGGCTTGCACATCTGTATAAAATTTATTTAAAGTTTCTGTAAACGATTCGTCATCATTCAGGCTTTCAATCCATTCACGCAATTCAATCTTTGCACGCTCAATACGATTACGAGCACGCTTTACTGCTTCTGCATTTTCATTTGTCTCAAGGCGCAGCATTGTGCTTTGTGAGACATGGAAGTCATAGCCAAGACCAACAATGTTTTCTACCTTTGCATCAATAGCCGCGTGGTTGGCAAACGATGTGTCGTAGTAATTTGCAAGTTCGTACAAGTTCCAGGGTGGTGTGATAACGTCAAACATTCCATATCCATTACGAAATACATCTCCTGGATTAATTTCTTTAGAACGTGCTCCATCTTTTCCAGCCTGGTAGGCCATGGCGTTAGAAAGGTACTGATCGCTTGGTGGCATGGCTAGTGCCTTGGCCATCCTGGTAGAACGACGTTTGAAATTTAGATCTAAACTTGAAAAGTTTTTAAGATCATCCCAGCTTTTAACAAATGGGTCTTGCTTCTTAAAAACATCTTCTTCTTTGTCAAATTCTGGAACGTTAGCGTGGACGATATACTCTGACATTATCCTTCATCCCCCCACTGCTCTAAAGTATTTTTAGCAGCGGCGACGGCACCGATGTCATTAAGGTTGGGGATCAAGCCCTGCTTCATCCGGTCAAGCTGTTCGCTGTGCTCTTCTTCTGAAATCTTTTTCATGTTAGAGTAAAACTTTGCAGTCCCCTCTCCCTGTCCATAATATCTGGCAGCATCCTTCAACTCTTGGATACGGGACGGGTCGTCACGCATAGACTCAATGGACAACGCATTGCCGTTTCCATCGGTGAAGGCTTTGCCGCTTGGCTTGTGCCAAACATAAGTTCCATAGTTGGAGAAGTTTTCTTCTACAACCTTTACTTTTGTGTCACCGACTTGACCAGGAAAGCGTGGTTTTGGTTGTTTCATAACCATAATTATACCACACTATGCCGAGTCTAGTGTTTGCCTGTTCCACCTTAGCTGGTTAAAGGAGCTATATTGGTAGTTGTTAAGTCTAAAGACAGATCCACTCTCTACAACTATGCGATCAGTCCCCGTATACTGTTTATAAATTTTTGATGGGTCGAGGACCACTGGCTCTGTCTGTGTCAGAAACAGGACTTCGCTCCACAAAGACTCGTTCCAGACATCCCAGTCTAGGGGGTTGTCTGGCTCTGACCTTACTGCAAACCACTTACGGAAAGAGTACTGGGCAGCCTCATCTGCCTCTGTAGTTTGATAGTAGGAAAAACTGTTGAACAGGATNGGNTTCGTTACTCTAAATGCCCCAGCAAAATTACTAAAGCTAATAGGAGTATCGAATGAAATACCGAGCATTGACCAAGAGTTTGNATACAGAACTGGATTCTTTACAACACGTCCATTTAGATAATAAGAAATTCCAGGCTGTAGGGATCCTGTAGTTTGATTTATTGCATACATTCTTCCACGATTTTGACTATCACTGTCTGCCACCAAATAAAAACTAATCAAATCATCTGCATGCTGTAATTCAAAAATTTGTACTGGTGAAGAAGGGAATGTTGGCTCGTCATACCTCATCGCTATCTGCAGTGCGCTAACCTTAAAGAAAGACGCGGCATTCTGATTAATTGGCATTGAGAGTCCACGGTTTCCGTAAGACGTATAAATATCCCGAATCCTGATACCACTACTAGACGTGTTGTAGAGGTATGGGGTGCTCCCCTTATAAATGCTAAAGGGGCTTACATTCTTATAATCAAATGCGGTGCTGACTTTCCTGTAAGGAATGATGTCGGAGCCAAAGCGTGTTCCAATCTTTTTGGGAGATGGGCCAAGGGCCTGAGATGAAAGCCTTAGGTATTTAACTTTAAATGGATTAGACATGAGTCCCTCAACATTTAACTCTATGTGCATGTTTATTGAAACTTTTTTAAAGTCTACTCCCTTTGGCGGGTATATGATAGTGTCGTCCATTACCTCATATTTTTTATTTAACCAATCTGTTCCTGGGGCCACCACCCCAGTTTTAGATAATGGTTCTGGACTACTAAAAGAAGAATAAGAAGTGTTAGACCCTGCCGCAAGATACTGAAAAGACACAGACATCCTGATTGGAGAATTTGTAGTATCAAAGTTATCACCAGAGAAGACATTAAACTTTGGATAATCAATATTGAATTGCAAAAAGTCTAGGGCTAACGTCTTTTCGTTTTTATTATCTAACACAGACCCAGCGAAATAGCTAAGTGGGAGATAGTCTTCCCAATATGAGTCTGCTCCAACATCAAGGGTGTAGTTTCCCAAACTTAGCTTTGGAATAAGCGTGTAGCTTGCTAGGTGGGTCGTCTTGTCTATCTCTGGGAAGTCCCAGGGGTCACCGCCAAGCAAAACATCCGACCAATACTCTAACGGAGGGTCGTTCATGTTTCCATTTAGATCTAAGTCATTTTCAAAATAAGAATCTCCAGCATTGTATTCTACATTTTCAGTATAGAAATCAAAAACATTCTCAAAATCTGTGGGGATTCCCCTCTCCGCAAAGTAGGAGTTAACCTTGCTCAGACTTCTGCTTGTACAAAAGGCTATCTTGGAAAAGCTTCCATTGTAAGTATTGGTAAAAGATGCATTGCCACCAACAAACATCTTAATCTTTTGCTTAGAGCCAAAGAAGGAGGCAACTCTCTGGCCAAAGTATTTTATAAATTTTGGAATGTGCAACCCCACCAAGAACTTGCCACCAACGACATGCCCACTAGAGCTATAGATTACCTCTTGTGACGTGCTGCCATCTGGATTCTTGTTTGTTAGTCGATACTCAATATTTGAATTTACAAGAACAATGGAGAACTTACTCCCCAGAGTCTCATTAAGCAACTCAAAAAGTATCTCTTCCGCTGAGCTAATATCTTCCAGTGTAAAAATGCCATAGAAGCCCTTTGTCTCAGATGTTAGAAAGCTAAAGCTATCAAACAGCATGTACCCCTCTGTAGAATCCCAAGAGGCGTTTGGCCTAAGCTTTATAAAGTAGTCTGACTCCCCCTGCTCTGAAGCAAGATCGGAATACCAATCATCTGATGTTTTATTGTTAAAGTTAATTTTTGGCAAGGTATACTCTGGCAAAGANAGGGACTGAGAATTTGGTAAAATATTTTCTACAACNCCACCACTCCATTGACCAATCTTTGGGTAGGCATACGTCTTTGTTGTTTTGGAAAATGGGAAATCAATAAAGACATTGTTTGTTGAATTAAGACCCTTAATGTTATCTGGCTGCTCTACACCCTGACCATAGACGAAACGTCTCTTAGAAACAATGGCGGGGACCTCATATGGGTAGATGCCAACACAGTCAAGCTGGATCAAGGGGACATCGGCGTACGCATAGAAGCCTAGCCAGTCCTGATCTTTTCCAAAAGAGCTTGTCTTGGCTGGAAAAGATGTTTGATCGGGGTCTATTTCAAAAGATATAACCTGCTCTCCATTAACGACAAGCCCTGCAGAGGAGTCTGTCAGCCTGATGTTTATTAGCATTGGACGCCCCCATTCACCAACGTAATGAGCTCCTGTCTGGTTCCCAATTTTTAGCTTTAGGAAGGCCCCCTCTACATAAAGACCATCTGTCGATGTTATGGGTCCAAAGATTCTTCTCTGCTGAAAAGTATTACACTGTATCGTTGCCCAGAACTCTACTGTGTAGTTTTTGTATTGTCCAGATTCATTCATTACCCCATACCCCGGAACGATCAGAGACGGGGCATCTGTGTTGGGGTAGATAACTGTGCTGTTGAACGCTCCATAGACTAAAGGCAATCCAGAGTTTTTTGCATAAAGGACATTGTCCTTTGACAAGTAATAGCCATTGGCCCCTTCTAGCCCATAGGCTAGGGCTGGCACCCCATTCGATGAAATAGGAATATTCGATGGCAGGGGCTCTGGTGTGGTCCCCATTGACTCTATGTAAAACTCTTCTGCCCACTGACCAGCATTAATTCCATGAACAACAACTTCATATGGGTCTACACCAACGGTATAGCTTATTTTAATTTTAAAGGTTAGATCGGCAAAACTGTCTGGCAAATTAAACGTTTGTGATATAAATGCCCACGCTCTTTCAGAGCTAGCCTGCAGGAATTGAGACTTCTCAACAGACAAGACTTCTAGAGGAGTCCCACTTGTTGGATCAAGGTAATCAAAGCCAACGGTAACTGTAACGCTTTTGTCATATGTAAAAAAGTATGCCCCCAAGGCCACAGATCCAAGATCAGCATTAAGGTCTGATTGCTGGAGGGCTTGTGGGCTAACAATGCTGATTACCCCAGAGCTAGCGCTCCCCTCAACAAGCCCATTAACAGCTACGTCGCTAAACGGGATTGATGGTGGTGCTTCTGCAAACTCTAATTCGTCGGTAGCGTCAACCACAGTTGCTCCGGTCACTGCCCAATTGGCTAAATCTTGGTTAGCAGGATCAACGAGAGCTACATAATCAGTAGTGTCGTCTAACGCCCATAGGGCAATCGGCTGCTCTGAAAACACCTTTGTGGCATATAGATTGAGGGAATTGGTCATTTGATCTCCTAGTCTATTCTAACACAACAGGACTAGATTAATCAGTATCAATACGGTAACGTACAACGACGATACCGCTACCGCCATTCCCTCCAGGAACACTTGGTCCAGAGTTTGACGTGGGTCCGCTACCCCCACCACCACCATTTCCAGTATTTGCTGCTCCTCTTGCACCGTTTGCCCTGCCGCTCATGCTACCGCCCCTTCCACCAGCTGCAAAGAGAGATGATGCTTGAGCCTGGCTATTCCAATTGTAAGCTATCCCGACGCCGCCAGTTCTACCGGATCCTGCTGAGCCTGCGCCGCCGCCACCACCACCATTCTTACCAACACCAGCCGGTGAGACAGTTGCCCTGCCAGTACCTTGACCAGCATACCCACCATTTCCAAAACCTGAATAAACATACGAAGGCTGTAGCCCAAAACCCCTGTTTCCAGCTCGACCACCTCCACCACCGGAGCCACCATCACTACCTCTGTTGTAGCTATTTTCTGGATTGTTTGCTCCTCCCAGGGCTGTTCCGTTGCCGCCATTTCCAGCGCCGCCGCCACCACCACCCAAAGCCGTTAAGTTAAAAACGCCGGACTCGCCCACATAAGAGTTTCCGCCACTTAAGCCATGACCAGAAGTTGCTCCACCAGCACCAACAAAAATGTTTACAGAGTTGGAAGAGACTGCATACTCAGATTCTACAACTCCACCTCCACCACCTCCACCGCCTCCAGATGGGTTAAGGTAATAGTTCTCTCCGTAGCCACCACCGCCACCGCCAGCAATTATAAGACACTCCAAATCATTATATTCTTTAGAGTTTGCTTTTCTTATAATGTTTAACTTTTGCACACCGCTGCTAGTAAAAACATGTGTTCTGTATGTTTTTCCACCAATAACTACATCGAATGTTTGATTTCCACCAGTTGCTTCCATCGTTATGATCTTACCCGTGGTAATTCCACGGAATCTAGCAAGGGAGGCAGAATAGGGCATGTATTAATTATACCATTAATAGGTTAGCACATGCATCATCTCAGCTTTTGGAGCGGCCCCAGGATATTAAGTTCCAGAATCTTTCATAAAAATAATAAAGAGCGGTCTTTACGAAGAACTCTAGGATAGCTATTCCAGTTGCTATCATGGCTTCCCCCGTAAATGCCCAGGCAATTAAAAAAGTACTTGCAGTTCCAAGCCCTCTATACATTACAGCCTTAGCCAAAGACCTAGCCTTGGTTACTTTCATATACCCATCTCTTTACGTTTTTGTGTTGCTGATATGGCTTGAACCTCTGGGGACAGATCTACGTGCTCTATCTTATACCCCACGTCTCTGCCATAAATAATATTAGTAATGTTGGGCAGCTTCATTACCAGCTGGTTACCTGGCTCATTACTTTCATGTATGTATCTAGCCACCTCTTGATAAGGGAGCGGATCTTTTTCAGAAGTTTCATGCGTGTTCCTAACCCCAACCAGCACTTGGTCAGTTCGTTTGTGGGCCTCTTCTTTGAGGGCCTGGTGCCCCTCGTGCCATGGCTGGTATCTACCAAGCATCAGGGTAGTGGGTTGCGTCCAGTCGTAAAGCTTACAACCAGATAGAACAATTATAGCTTCTTCTTCGATAGTTTGTCCAGCATTAATTTTTAGGTCAAAGCTACTAGGATCTTCCCACATAGAGTTTGTATCCTCAAACCTACCCGACTTAATTCTATCCACCCAGACAAAATAGTCACAGCCCCCAAAGGATTGCCTAGTATCCCCTGTCGGGTTTACAAAATCTACAACGACAGTTTGGCCCTGATTTGACAAAAGCCTTGCCACTGCTCCAAGCCGTCTTGCCTGCTCCTTACGATCTTCAATAGAAAATCCTAGGTCTAAGCTGAGATCAGCCCTAACATCATCAGCATTCAGGTGAACAGCATTTGTTCTACGCGCTAGCTCTTTGGCCAACGCTGTCTTGCCCGTCCCAGGCAATCCAGAGATTACGATGATCACTTCATACCTTTCCAAAACTCTAATCCAGAATATTTCTTTATAGTATCAGAAGAGAATAGTTTTTCAAAGTCATAATCTTGTCTTTTAATGTTTGACTTAATCGTGTGGTGATTCTTTACACCCCAGCTATCGTTATACTCGTGAGGGTTTGTAATGTTTGAAAAGTCATGAGTGTATCCTTCAATACCCAAAAAACTATAAACATTGTTAATTGTTTCTTCGGTATTGCCAGTTAGATCATCATAATCTACAAGCATAATATTGTCTTTAAACTGAGGGTATAAGACACGCTTCATGTTTTCAATGCAATTCATTATGCCCTGGTTTTCTTCACTATTCATATTCATAAAAAAATCTGCACGAAGGTCTGGCATTTTACGATTTGTCTTGTCATGCTGTCTAATAGTTTTGTCATATTCATTATTCTTATCATTTTCGCATAGCCTGTTCCATGATGCAAGAGTTTCAAGGACGTCTCTTACCGGACAAATAACCTTAATGTCATTTTTAAGATGGTTCTCAAGAATCACATACGGGTGTGGCTCTAGCCAAGAAAAATGTTTATCAATAATGTATTTCTCTGGGTGCTTTTCATAGAACAAAGGAATGATATTATCCACCACATTATAGATATCATCAAACCTGTTGTGGTCTAGACTTTCTTTGCTTTGATATTGGTTATAAGCTGCCCCCAGCATGTTGGGCAGGGGGGACTGGGCAGAAACATACATGTCTGGATTCTGACTCAAAATAGAGGCGAGCAACGTGCTTCCTGAGCGTGGCATGCCTGCCATAAAGAAATACTGCTTATCTACCATTCTATTTTCACTTTCTTCATATGCCCCACCAAAACCGAGGGGTCAAAGTAAATGTCTACACCATACTTATAAGCGTTGATACACCATGATATATCTTCGCCCAGGTATGTGTCAATAAAGGAATCTGGACCTGTTTGCACCTTTTGGGTATAGTGTCCAAACCAAGGTCGTTCTAGTTTTTCAAATACCCCGCTTTTCATTGCAACAAAGCCAAAGCCCATGCTTTGAATTTTTGTAACTTCGTCCATTTTTAAGATTTCTTCTTTAGCAAGACCACCAGGCTTCCCAGGGC